CTGTATATCAAACAATTTAATAATATAATACAAATCATTATATGCGTTGTTCTCATTATTAAATTTAACCCATTTAGAACACACATGTTCAAACCAAATGATGCCAAACTTATCACAAGCAGCGCAATATTCTTATTAATCAACCTCGGTGTTAGTGAATACATAACAAATGCAATTCAAAATGTTAAGAAGAAGGTTAAGTTCGTGATAAACCATAACGATGAAAGTGTATAAGAAACAATATGAACGTTTACGAACAATATATATCATCATGAATACTGAGCGTTTCATTGTTAATGCAGAAAATATCAATGAAATATTTAAAAATGCGGTGAGCGATCCGACTCTACTATCCTCTATTGATATAGATCATTTATTAAACTCCCTCGAAAACACTAGAAACGATTACTTAGATTCGAAAACATCTACCCAGATTTCGTCTGAAATTTACACAGTTCTCAAACAATTATCCGTGAGCAAAGAAATAAGAGACGAATATTACTCCAAATTAGCCAATTATAGATATGTAGACGAATTACATGAATTACATAAAGGTAAACATGTAAGATGGATTCGCCGCGATAGTGGGAAACTCACCAATGGCGGCATCGTTATGGATATTAAATTCCTAGACACAGGCGTCCATATATTATGTATGAACTCAACCCATCGGTTTGTTCAATACAAATACGACGAATGTATAACTTTTCAAAAATTACTATTAGAAGAACAACTAATTTTAATGGCATATGAACACATGAATGCCGATTCTAGTGAGGCAGCTTCCTAGTAAAATTGGCATGTGCTGACTTACGTTTTTTAGTTTGCATATGATTGCGAGAGGATGTAAAGAATTCTTTAATATGGAACATAATTTTACGCGAAACTGCCAAATCAACTGTTTGAATATTCGGATCAATATTAGACGGAGAACGATGTATATTGGCGGATTTACATCGACTAGTAAAATCTTCTATTAAAAGTCCGTTATGATGTGGGTCTTTTAATATCGTTGCACACAATTTGGATGACACAAACCGTTGTATAATTTCATTTGTATGTAATGAATGACGATATGCCTTCGGTTTAATATAGTATATACGTTCCTTTTTCATGTCGTTATATTCAACATCATCCAAAAAACAAATGGCGGTTCGTTTTGGTAATAATGTGCAATTAATAAAATCAGAATGCGTTTTATGATGGGTGGTTCGATTTATTTCTATCTTACGGTTATTTATTTTAAATGCGTATATAATTTGGTCAAATAATACCATATGTTTACCGATCTTGTTATTGAAATAATCGGAGACCATTTGAACCCATTTCGGATGAGATTGATTGTTCGTGTAAATATACACTTTATAACACTGTCCGCTTCGTTTCTTACTATATAAATATTCTAATATCGGAACAATACCATAACGCAAAAACTCTGGATACATATCTAATAACTCATTAAACTTGATTGCTTGATCATTAGTATATAAACAAATGGTTTTCCATAGTATTTCTAAATCCATAAACGAGCCAAGTGTTTCGTCTAAATCTAGCACAACCACTCGTTTCGGGCGGTTGGCTCGTTTTATTTCAAAAAAATTCCCACGGTAAACCTCAAGTATTTCCTGGTTATTTAGTTTTTCATGCACGTGGGTAAACATACAATTTCAATAGTGCTAATATAATAACATATTTTTATTGACTTATTTGACACAAATCAATAAATTATACACCAGTAGAACCAAACCCGCCAGATCCGCGCAGAGTAGTAGACAATAATTCGGTATTTACATTCAATACCAATAATGGACATAACGTAGGATGACAAATTTGTAGCAAACGGGTGTGTTTATCAACTACATACTCGGGCGCGGAGCTTTTTGAATTACATAACATTCTAAACGCGCCTATCAGCGACCCTCGATAACCAGAATCAATAATACCAGTATGATTCGCCAACATAAGAGGGGTCTTTGATATACTTGATCTTGGATGCACTACAAAGGCACATGGTGTAATTGTATTATTGGCAACATCACAATAAAACATTTCTGCTTTCAGTTGCATATCGATAAACTTGGCCGTAATATCTTCTGTAAATACTGTGCGTTCAGGAACAAGCAGATCAAACCCCGCATCCGCATACGCATTCGTCTGAAAAGACGTATTATGAACACTTGTCCGTTCCAAATATTTTTCAACTAGTTCAGGTGTCTGTGGACTCACCCGGAGTATCGCGAAATTAGCGGAACCACTCGGACAAGACCCCTTTATTTTCGCATAAACGTCATTTACGTTTGTCTGCATCGAAAAATCACTAGTTGCCATATCAACTATATCATATCCTAGTCGGTGGTCTTTATTATGTTTACTTACCGTGTAATAATTTGTATTCCTTCCACCCAATCGATTTACTCTCAACCAAAGCAGGGGCCGGTGTATCATTCGCATTTAAATGTTTGGACTGTTTTAATGCACTATCTACATATAATTCCTTTAACACCTTTCCCACCATAACGGATCCTTCGTGTTGATTCACTTTTCCATCTTCGATCATTTTCAATACCATCAGAAGCTTTGTCATAATCTCCAGATCTAACTCGTCCTTCATAATACGATTAAATATGTCCGTGTAATTCGCATATAAAAAATAGCATTCCGCCTTGGCCAATTCCATATATTGCTCCTTATTCGAAATACGCAATGTGATATTCGATTTCTTGAATGAATCCAATTTACGAATATCATCGCGAATTAACACGCTATGTTTTAGCTTGCGAATATTTCCGGTATTGTCCTCGCAATCAGACTCATTAATCATTTTTTGTAAATTCAAACGTTCGGTATCAGATAACATTGACATGTTGTAAAATAATCAAATATAATATTATTACGCAGGTCCTTTTATGTATGTTTTTACACCATATAAATTATCGCTCTATTTAGCGATAATTTATTTATGCGGAGGTTATTATCTGTTATAAATTATATAGCATAGCCAAAAATGAATGCGTTTTCGATGTTTCTTATTGTATTATTTGTTTTAGTGATCATAATGACCACTGGTAGTTCTTGCTACTCTCCTGCTCCTCACCACGCAGATACTATTTTCGCAAAGAGTTCCACCTTTGAAGGTTTTGGCGGATCTGTAATGGATTTTATAATAAAACCCGAACAGAAGGAACCGGAGACTCCCAAAACACATGCTAGTGAACCCGCCGCCTACGCCAAGGTGATTGGTTTCGACGGACTATTCGTATCACCTAACGAAACCCATAGCAAACTCGACAAATTCGCAGATACCGAAGGAAAACCGGAATGCAAATCTAGCTATGGATTATCCAATTCCACCGGCCGTTTGTGTTTGAATGCCGAACAAGTTCATCTTCTCCGCACACGCGGCGGAAACATGAACGATTATGACCGAACAAACAGTGAAATCTAGATTTGTTAGGAAAACGTTTTCTGACATTTTTCACAGTAGGAAGGCGACATAGTATATTCGCGAGAATCGTCATCGCTAATATGCACAATAACACGATGTTTGCAATATGTATCCAAGTAGGCATTGATCATACTTATAATCGACTTGTAAATCAGGTTCCGATCCTTTTCTGGATGATTTTCTAGTGCATTTTTTGCATTACACATCGCATGAATATCGGCTTGGTCCATATAATCGTTAAATATCATGCAAACCAATGTTTAAACCTTTTTTCATGTGTATTTTTCGTTTTCATTGCATCAACTGCAGTTCGGCCGCATAAAAAAATACAAATATACAAAGCCATTACGTATCACTGTTTACACATACATCGCCAACATACTTTGGCTGATATTACCATCTGACTTTACAAGGACATCTACGTGTTTCTTGGTTATTGTCATTGGGAATTGAACTGCGATATCAATATCCTTACTAAACAGCTTGGAATCGGGTGTAATTAATCTGAACAAATTTAACTTGGTATAAATAATTTCTAGACACCGTTTCAGATTTCTAACTCCAGCTTCTTCTTTTGTCATACCTTGGTTCGATACAATATATTCAATAACCTCGTCTGGAATGATAACTTCTGATTCTGTAAAATTCACCTGTTCGCGAATCTTTGGCAATAAATGATTACGAGCAATCACGATCTTCTCTTTCGTATCATAACCCTTTGTTTGAATACGATACATTCTATCACGTAAAATGGGATTCACTTTAGATTCATCATTATAACTGAAAATGAACAAACACTTGCTTAAATCGAAATCCACTTCCGAAAAATATTTATCGTGAAACTGGCTATTCTGTGTAGTATCTGTTAGATGCGTGAGTATGCCTACAATCTCTTCGCCTCTAGGTGTATCACTAATCTTATCCAATTCATCGAAATAGATAACTGGATTCATGCATTTACTATCAATCAAGATCTGCACAATCTTACCCCAACTACTACCTTCATATGTATAGGAATGACCCTCTAAGAAACTACTATCTCCGGTTCCACCAAGTGCAATGAATGCAAATTCTCTTCCTAAGATCTTACTAATACCTTCTTTTACCAAGGTTGTTTTACCGGTGCCCATGGGTCCTTTAATCGCAATCGCTGTGCCCATAGAAGATGGATTCGAAATCCATTGCCCAACCATTTGCATAATCTGTAATTTCGCATCATTCAATCCATATGTGCATTTATCTAGCACATTCTTTGCATTTTCCATATATTTATGACAAACATCTATTCCATCGGACAACTTAACGTCCAGAGTAGTATAATTTCCAAAGGGTATCTTCATAAACGTATCTACCCAATTTTTGATCTTGTAATATTCCGGGTCGCCCGGTTCCATTGACTTAAGCACATTTAGTTTTTGCATGGCGGTTGCTTTAAACTTTGCCGGCATTTTTGAATCTAACAAGGCCAATCTATATGGTTTCTCTATATTGATGTGTTTATTAATTTCTTTTAAATCCTGCATAACACGCAGCTGTTCCTTGTTCGATAATTTTCTTCTGAAATAGTCGACCTCATTCGTTTGCTTCCTTTCTGTATGGATTAATTTATGATACGTCTTTGCGTTCTTTGATCGCGCTTTTTTAATTAATTTATTAATTGATTCCTTGCACTCGTTCACTGCATTCTTAAGCACTTTGCTATTTGGTTTTTTCTCGAGCTGAGACATCAACTGTTTCTTTGTTTCAACCAAATCCAAGTATTCTTGTTCTACGTCCGTTAATTCAACCGTGTCGTCTGGTGTAAGACGTCTCCCCTTCTTAACCTTCTTTTTATTCGACTTCTTTGTATCTTTATTGGTAGTTTCATCCGCAGCTGTTTCTGGTTTCGCCTCTGTATTTGTATTTTGAAATTGTTCCTTCATAAACATTTGTTCATCTTCACTGTCGCAATCTGCATCGTCATCAATATATTCTTCTGCATTTTCAACGCCATCCATTGACAATACGATATTAAATAACCCTTTTTCGTTTGCTTCATTTTCTTCATCTTCCTCATCCTCGTCCTCCGCTTCTTCATCCTCGTCCTCATCCTCCTCTTCGTCATCCTCCTCTTCGTCATCCTCCTCTTCGTCATCCTCGTCCTCATCCTCCTCTTCGTCATCCTCGTCCTCCTCTTCCTCTTCGTCATCTTCATCCTCCTCAGATTCAGACACTTCCTTACGATTTTTTCTACGCTTTGTATCCGTGGTCTTCTTTTTTTTATTTGCAACAGAACGTTCATGATTTTTACGCTCTTTTTTATTTATCATTTTAGTGGCCTTCTTACGTTCATTGATATATTTAGATGGGAACAACGTAGCCAACAGAGATTGTAGTTTTTCACGATCTAGACCTTCGTTTTCGTCATCTTCTTCATCGTCCTCCTCGTCATCTTCTTCCTGAACCTGATGTTTTTTTTGTTTACGGGAACGATGTTTTTTAGGAGGAACATAGGTAGAATCACTAT